CCGAGGATCAAGATATCGACGATCCACAAAGCAAAAGGTGGCGAGGCGGATAACGTCGCCCTTCTTTTAGATTCATCAAGAGCATGCGCTGAAAGCCTAGATCAGGACTCCGAAATCAGGACGTTCTACGTTGGGCTTACTCGCGCCAAAAAATCATTACACTTAATCGAACCTCAGACACAATATGGATTTCAGCTATGAGCAAAAAAGAAGAAAAGCTGGTTACGAGAGAAGACTTTCTTAATCGGGCAGAGGCACTAATCAACGGTCCGAGGGCAAAGGAATACGGTCCCGCCAAGTTCAACCACGAGCGTATTGCCACGATCTGGAGTATCATTCTTGGTCGTTCTATTACTGCCGAGCAGGTAGTTGCTTGTATGATTGGGGTGAAGCTAGCGCGATTGGCAGAGGACATGACCAAGGACGACTCTTGGGTAGACATTATTGGTTATGCTGCGCTGGGCGGGGAGATAGTAAATGATGAAGGCTGACGGGCTGGACGAGGCTATCATTGGTGCAACGCACGACATTGCAACAGGGCAGTTTCGTTTGGTATACGACGTTGATATGTGCATAGACATTCTCGCCAAGGACATGACCAGATCCGAGGCTATGGAATTTTTAGAGTACAATACTTTCGGGGCATATGTGGGGCCGGACACTCCTTTATTTATGTTCAACAACTGGGAATCGTTATTGGAGCAAGACAATGAGTGAGTATCAGATGAACCTGCTGGACATCGATGTCAAGGAGGCCGCCCTCGGCTTCACTGACGAAGATGACTGGGCGCCTCCGTCATCCTTTCCAGACCTCACAAGGTGTGAACGCATATCAATTGACTTGGAAACGTGTGATCCAAATCTAACCACTCTTGGTCCGGGCTGGTGCCGCAACGACGGCTATGTCATTGGCTACGCTGTAGCAGCGGGTGATTTCACTGGATACTTCCCTGTCCGTCACGAAGGTGGCGGCAACATGCCAGAAAAATCAGTCGTCAACTGGCTGAAGAAACAGATGGCTACCCCGCACGTCGAGAAGATTATGCACAATGCGCTGTATGACTTAGGCTGGATGCGCTGGGCAGGAATCGAGGTTCAAGGTCCGATAATCGACACAATGATAGCCGCGCCCCTTCTCAACGAGAATCGTAGGTACTATAACCTCGACTCTTTGGCTCGTGAATATCTCGGCGAGTTCAAGAATGAGAAGACGCTACGCGCTGCGGCTGCGATGTACGGTGTCAATCCCAAGTCAGGGATGTGGCGGCTACCTGCACGGTTCGTTGGCAAGTATGCCGAGCAGGATGCGGCAGTTACGCTGCGTCTGTGGGATAGGCTTCGCCCAGAAATACTTAAAGAGGAAGTGTCTTCTATATTTAAGCTGGAGTCAGACCTACTACCTGTGCTTTTCGAGATGAAGACACGCGGTGTCCGCGTCGACATTGATAAGGCAGAGCAGGTAAAGAAAGACCTGAAGCGGCGGGAAGATATTCTACTTAAAGAAATAAAGGAAGAGACTGGCGTCTTCATTGAGCCGTGGGTTGCGACATCTATAGCAAAGGCTTTCGACGCGATTGGAGTGCCTTACAGCCGGACAGAAAGCACGGGCGCTCCCTCCTTTACAAAACAGTTTCTTTCGAATCACACGCACCCAATAGCGCAGAAGGTTGTAAAGCTTCGCGAGTTTAACAAAGCTAACACAACGTTTGTTGAGACAATTCTCGATCATTCGCATAATGGACGTATTCATTGTGACTTCAATGCTCTTCGTTCTGATGATGGGGGCACGGTTACGGGGCGATTTTCATCAAGCAACCCGAACCTGCAACAAATTCCTGCCAGAGACCCAGAGATCAAAGGCATGATCCGTGGGTTATTTATACCAGAAGAAGGCACCAAATGGGGAAGTTTTGATTATGCTTCACAAGAACCAAGATGGTTAGCGCACTACTGTGCTCAAGTCACAGGGGTTCACAGACATCCACAGATTGATGAAGTTGTGAAAGCATATAAAGAGGGCTACGCCGACTTTCATCAAATGGTTGCAGACATGGCTGGCATTAGCCGCAAGGACGCGAAGACAGTAAATCTAGGAATCATGTACGGCATGGGACGGAAGAAGCTGGCTGGTGTCATGGACATCACAGAAGATGAAGCAAAAGTTCTGCTGGCTAAGTACCACGAGAACGTGCCCTTTGTTAAGGGCATAGCTGATATGACCTCGAACCGCGCTGCCGAAGTGGGCAGCATCAGGACATGGCTTGGTCGTAAGTGCCGCTTTGATATGTGGGAGCCTAAGTCTTTTGGATTTAACAAGGCTATGCCTCTTGAAGAAGCTATCAAAGAGTATGGTGGCAGGGGTATGATCCGTAGAGCATACACATACAAGGCACTCAATAGACTGATTCAAGGTTCGAGCGCCGACCAAACAAAGAAGGCAATGGTTGAGTGTTATAAAGAAGGCTTGCTTCCTGTGCTAACCGTGCATGATGAATTGTGTTTTAATATCGAGCTGTATCACAGGCGTAAGCAAGTGGACAAGATTGTTGAAATTATGACAACCTGTGTGCCAAACCTGAACGTGCCGTTTGAGGTTGATACAGCTATTGTTGATAATTGGGGAGAGGTAGAATGAACAACAAGCCAGTCCATTGTCCGCGCTGCGGAAATAAGTTACGCACTATTTATGTCCACGGGCATGAGCAGTGCTTTGAATGTAAACAAGTCATAGACGACTGCTGTCAGGGTGAAACATGTGATCCTGAGGTAGAAAACAAGGAGGCAAGGTAATGTCTAAGATGCAGAATAAGTTTAATTTTTGGTTTCTGTATGACGAGAAAACCGGAAAATTGTTTTGGAAAAAAACAAAAAACTCTAGAGCAGTTAAGGGCTCAGTTGCAGGATGCGTAGACAAAAGTTTTGATTCTCCAAGATGTGTAGTAAGACTAGACGGGCAGAAGCACCACTTATCTAGGGTTATTTGGTGTATGCTCTACGGAGACATAAAAAAGGGTATGGTACTAGACCACATAAATGGAGATCCGATGGACAATAGGCTGTCGAACCTCCGTTTAACCACTCCGGCAGAGAACGCTAAGAACAGAAAGAAGCACACCTCTAACACAACGGGTATCACGGGTGTTTGTAAAGGCACACCAACACGAGGATGTGAACGTTGGAGAGCTCAGATACACAACGACGGAGTATTTTTTCACTTAGGTACCTACAGCACAAAAGAGGAAGCTGCCGCCGCTAGGATCGGCGCGGAGAAGGTTCTTGGATTTTTAAGCCACAAGCGCAATTCTCAGGCACTTGAAGGTACAATGACACAGCAATGAATGCTGAGGTCGACGAGAATCGATGTTTTTATTACACAATTTCAGTTAGTTAGGGGACAGGTAAAATGAACGTTTTTAATCTACAAAAGGAGCTTCTCGGTGTTAATAACACTTTTGTAAAAGCTCATTACCCTTTGCTTAGTTTTGAAATCGAAAACTTTGAAGAAATGCAAAGTAATCTAGTAAAACAAGCAGACTTTTTAGAAGAAAAAGTAGATCTATCTAAGCTAGAAAACACCAGTGCCGCCGGTATCGGCCTTTCAAAAAACATTACTTACCTACACTCGTATGTTAACTTTTTTGATTGTCGTCTATTTGATGATTTGTTTATGCTTCTTTCTGACATGTGCTACGAATACCAGAAAGATGTGTACGGTATAGACGAACAGCTATACTGCAAGGCATGGATTAATAAGTTAGGGGTAGGAGATGCTTTGGCTCGTCACGCGCATTGTCATGATATTAACGGACCAATAGATAAAGAAGTCGGTGTGGGATTCTCGTTACACCTATCAATAAAGGCAGATCCCAACGGGTACACTTATTACGTTCCCGTTTCTAATAATATGGATAAAACGCTTTATAACTCCGGTTCGCACTACAAGTTTAATAAGCCCGGATCAGTTACAATCTTTCCATCTAATTTACTTCACGGGACAACACCAAACCTGACACCTGACCCAAGGTACACACTTGCTATGGACATGGGTGCGGTCAACAATGGGTTTGAGTGGAGAGAACTTACTCGGAGTGCTTCGCCAAATCCCGAATCCTTTTAACCAAGCGCTTTGCGCGGTTCGGGACCTGATCATGCCACCTCGAATCGACCATTTCGTCGGCTGCGCGTTCCCAATCCCGGTCATCGACCCCTGCTTTCATGCCTTTGAACTTGGACAGGCGGGACCTTCCCATGTTAAAGCACATGTTGGCAATTACTAGCTGTGCTTCTTCAGGGAGCTCGTCGAAGTCTGGATACAAATGCAAGCAGTCTTCGATTGTCACAGCGATATCAAGATTGAACCGCTGCCGGACACGCTCTTCTGATACGGGTGTACCAACAGGCTGACCGTATTCTGGATCGTGCTCCTTAATGAGCGCTCCGATTCCAAAAGTTGGTAGACCTAAATGATCCAAATATATTTCGTACTTGCAGCCTTCGTCTTCTGCTAGCTCTTCTCTTAGCCTGTCTTTGTTCATCCTATACCTCTCAGACGTGCGGCTAGGGCCTGTTCTCTTTGCTCTGGCAACACTGCGGCCAACGTCGCTGGGTCGTTAA